AAATAAGACTTGCAGAAATAAGCAAAGAAAAGAGATTACTTATGGGTGCTGCTTTAATACCAGAGAAACCTATATATAGAAAGTCAGGAGACCACGAATTTTATATTTACTTTTCTAAAGACACAGTAGCTAAAGCTTCACAAATGTTTTTAAAGAAAGGCAATCAAGGACAAGCAACAATAGAGCATACAGATAAAAAATTAGAAGGTATGACAGTTGTAGAATCTTGGTTAGTAGAAGATGAAGTACACGACAAATCTCGTAAATATGGTTTAGATATGCCTTTAGGTACTTGGATGGTTGCAATGAAAGTTGATAACGATGATATCTGGAATAACTACGTTAAAGAAGGTAAAGTAAAAGGCTTCTCAATAGAAGGCTATTTTGCTGATAAGCTAAACAGACCACAAGATAAACAAAAAGACCAATTAAGCGAAGATGATAAACTACTAAAAGAAATAATAGATGTACTCAAGGAATCAGACACCAACAAAAAGTAGAACAAGCCCACAAGGAGGTAAAAGAGGTTGTCTTTGTAAAGATGGCACTTATAACTCCAAATGTTGTAACGGAGACTTACAAAATCAAGGAATAGGAAATACAACTGGACAAAATAGTTGAATTTACAACAGCTAATAACACAATTCGTTTAATAAAAAAGTAAATACTTAAAATTAATATATATGAACTCTAAAGAAACCCTTAACAAAGTTAAGACTTTACTTGGTTTAGAAGTTCAGTTAGAAGAGAGAAAGTTAGAAAACGGAACTCGCTTTGAAGCTGATTCTTTTGAAAAAGGTAAAGAAGTTTTTATCGTTACAGATGAAGACGAAAGAATTGCAGTACCAAAAGGAGAATATCTTTTAGATGATGGGATGATGCTTATCGTTGAAGAAGATGGAATTATCTCTGAAATAAAAGAAGCTGTAGAAGAAGAAGTAGAAGAAGTTGTAGAAGCACCAGTTGTGGAAGAAGTTGAAGCTGCTGAAGAAGCTGACGTACAAGATTGGGAAGGAATGGAAAAAAGAATTAAAAATCTTGAAGATGCTATTGCTGATTTAAAATCACGTTTTAGTGAAAAAGATGAATATAGTTCTGAAGATGTAGAATTATCTGCACAACCATTAGTACACAATCCAGAAGCAAAAGGAGAAATGCAAATGAATCTTTATGCTCAAAACAGAAACCTAAGTACTCAAGATAGAGTATTTGCAAAATTATTCAATAAATAAAATTAAATAAAAAAAACCAAAAATTATGTCAAATAAAATAGACTTAGCAACAACAGTAAATATTACTTCAACGTATGCTGGAGAATTTGCTGGAAAGTACATTAGTGCGGCGTTATTAAGCGCAAGTACAATTGAAGACGGAGGCGTAGAAGTTATGCCAAACGTTAAATTTAAATCAGTTATCCAAAGAATTGAAACTGGTAGTTTAATCGCAGACGGAACTTGTGATTTTACTGCTTCCTCAAACGTAGATTTAACTGAAGTAGTTATCCAACCAGAAGAATTTCAAGTAAACTTACAATTATGTAAGTCTGACTTTATCAATACTTGGGAATCTATCCAAATGGGATATTCTGCATTTAATCCAAACGGACTACCTACATCATTCGCTGATTACTTAGTTGGACACGTAGCATCTAAAGTAGCTGCTGCTAACGAAACTAATATCTGGACTGGTAACTTAGGTGGAGCACAAGCTGGAGAATACAACGGATTAGAAACTCTTGCTGCTGCTGATGCAACAGTTTTAGATGTAGCTGGTGCAGTTGCTTTAACTTCTACTAACATCATTGATAAAATGCAAGAAGTAGTAGATTTAATTCCAAACTCACTTTACGGAAAAGAAGATTTAAAATTATACGTTTCTAACAAAGCTGCTAAATTATACATTAGAGCTTTAGGTGGATTTACTGCTACTATTGGAGCTGCTGGTTCTGATAGCAAAGGAACACAATGGTATAACAACGGAAGTTTATCTTTCGGAGGAATTCCAATCTTTGTAGGTAGAGGAATGTCTGACGACACTATGATGGCTGCACAATCAAGCAACCTTTTCTTTGCTACTGGATTACTTAATGATTACAATGAAGTTAGAGTAATTGATATGACTCCAATCGATGGTTCACAAAATGTGAGAATGGTAATGAGATTTACTGCTGCTGCTGCTATAGGAGTAGGTGCTGACGTAGTTTACTACGCTGGATAATTAAACTAAATAAGGGGAGGGTAAAACCTCCCTTTATAATATTAACTTAAAAACCTAAAACATATGTCTTGTGATATTACTGCTGGAAGATTAGAGCCTTGTAAAGACTCGGTTGGAGGGATAATTGCAATCTACATCTCAAATTATACAAGTGGTTTATTAGGAACTGCTACATTTGGAACTGATGATGAGATTACTGCTTTTGCATCTCCTTTAACTTTTTACAAATACGACTTAAAAGGAGCTAACTCTTTCGAACAAACAAACGAGAACTCAAGGGAAAATGGAACATCATTCTGGACACAAACTGGAACGATAGTTTTAAAGAAACAAGACCTTGCAACTCGTAAAGAATTAAAATTATTAAGTTATGGTAGACCTCAAATAATCGTACAAGATTATAATGGGAACTACTTTTTAGCTGGAATCGAAAACGGATGTGAATGTGCTGTTAATACAGCTACTGGAGCAGCTATGGGAGATTTAAATGGTTATAACATTACTTTTACTGGAACTGAAAAAGCACCAGCATTTTTTGTAGATTCTGCAATTATTGGAGATACTACTAATACTGTTGTTGTACCAGGAACTTAATTTTTCTTATTTTTTAAAATCAAGGGTATTCTTCGGAGTACCCTTTTTTTATATAACAGTTTTACCCTTTTTTCGTTTATTAAAAAAGCTTTTAATGATAATCTTAACTACAAGCACTAATGCACAACAATTAAAGTTTATTCCAAGAGAATATTCTGCTGATAGTGTTGTAATTACAGACCAAGACACAAATACACCAGTTACATATTCTGGTTTAACATTTACTAAAGATAAATACTATCTACAAGGTAATGTAACATTTAGTCCTGTTCTAAAAGAAGGAACATTTTACACATTAAAAGTATTAAATGGAACAAGCGTAGTTTATAAAGACAATATATTCTGTACTGACCAAACTATTAGTGCATATAGTATTAATAAAGATGTATATACAGAACACGCAACAACTAACGAATACGTAGTATTATGAGCGAATTTTTCGTAACAAAATTAGCAGCTTACACAGCACCAGAGGTTGTAGAGTTAAAAAACAAAGATTGGGTACAATACGGAGTAGATAATAACTACTTTAACTACATTATTGATGTAAACAACAACTCAACAACTTGTAGAGCTATTTCTATAGGTATTTCTAATATGATTTATGGAAAAGGTCTTGCAGCACACGATGGAGATAAAAGACCAGAGCAATATGCTCAAATGATGTCTTTATTTAAGAAGTCTGATTTAAGAAAATTCATAAATGATTATAAAGTACTTGGAATGGCTGCATTTCAATTAGTTTACCAAGATGGAAAAGTAAAACAAGTACATCACTTTCCTATGGAAACTTTAAGAGCTGAAAAATGTAACGACAAAGGAGAAATTGAAGGATGGTACTACTCAAATAATTGGGAAAACTTAAAACCTACAGAAAAACCTGAAAGAATACCAGCATTTGGTTTTGGTAAAGCAAATGGAGTAGAAATGTATGTTTTAAAGCCATATGAAGCTGGTAAGTACTATTATAGTAGTCCAGATTGGTCTTCTGCGATGCCTTACGCTGTGTTAGAGGACGAAATAGGAGATTACCTTATAAATGATTGTATAAATGGATTTAGTGGCACTAAAGTGGTTAATTTTAACAACGGAGTACCAGACCCAGAAAAAATGCAAGCTATAAAAAGTGATGTATTAGGTAAATTAACTGGAAGCAGAGGAGAAAAAGTAATCGTTGCTTTTAATAACAATTCTGAATCAAAGACCACAATTGATGATATTCCTTTAAACGATGCACCTCAACACTATCAGTATTTAGCTGATGAGTGCTTTAGAAAGCTAATCGTTGGTCATAGGGTTACATCTCCAATGCTTCTGGGAATACGTGAAGGTAATGATGGGCTTGGTAATAATGCAGAAGAAATTAAAAACGCTACACAATTATTTGACAATATTGTAATACGTTGTTTCCAAGACCAAGTAATAGAATGTATTGATGCTATCTTATCTGTTAATGATATTGCTTTAGATTTATACTTTAAAACACTAAAACCAATTGAATTTAGTGATATTGATATTGTAAACGAAGAAATTATTGAAGAAGAAACAGGTTATGAGTTAAGTCTTAAAAAAATAGATGGTCAAGAAGTATATAAGACTAAAGAAGAAGCAGAAGCAAAAGCTTTAGAGCAAGGATGTGAAGGTTATCACGAACACGAAGAAGATGGGGAAATTTGGTATATGCCTTGTGAATCTCACGATGAGATAGTAGACTTAAAAAAGCCTTGTACTGCTGGATATGAGCAATATGGTATGAAAATCAAAGATGGGAAAAAAGTTCCTAACTGCATACCTATTAAAATGACTGAAGAAGAAACTGAAAGTGTTTTAGGACATTTAGCAGAAAGTGGAGAAAAGATGTCTGATAAATATGTATATGTAGACGAAATAAATGAAGAAGATGACATTGATAATGAAGATTGGGCTAATTACTTAATAAAAGAGAAAAAAAGTACTCTATCTAAAGTAAAAGGTTTATTAGGATTAAAAGATGAAATAGATTCAAAGAAAAATGGAAGCTCTTTTAGTTATTTAGATTCTAAAAATGGATTATATAAAATTAGATATACTTATGCAAGAGGCTCTTATAAACCAAGTTTATCACAAAGACCTTTTTGTAGAAATATGATGAATATGGCAAGTGCTGGTATAGTATGGAGAATAGAAGATATAGACAAAGCATCAAGAGAAGGTGTAAACAGACAATTAGGACATAATAGACAAGCGTATGACCTATTTAAATTCAAGGGTGGTATATATTGCAGACATAAATGGAAAAAAGTTTTATATAGACTTGAAAGCAATACAGAGCCATCAGAAAATTTAGGTAACTATAAAAAAACTCGTACTATTCCTAAAAGTTATATGAAAAACCCAAGTGGTTCTAAACAAGCTGGAATTGCACCAGAAAATATGCCAAACAGAGGAGCATACCCAAAATAAGATACTATGGCAAAAGCATTATTTATAACAACTAAAGACGTAAAGAGGTATTCTGTACTTTCTGGAAATGTAGACCCAGACAAGTTTATCTATATGGTAGAAATTGCTCAAGATACAGAGGTACAAAACTATTTAGGAACTAAACTACTTGAAAAGATACAAGATTTAATTATAGCTGGTACTATTAACGACCCAGCAAATGCAGCTTACAAAACGCTTTTAGAGACGTATGTGAAGCCTATGACTATTTATTGGGCATTAGTATGTTATATGCCTTTTGCTGCTTATACAGTCGCTAATGGTGGTGTATATAAGCATACAAGTGAAAGTAGTGTAACAGTAGATAAAGACGAAGTAGATTATTTAGTAGAAAAATATAGAGATATAGCACAATTTTACACTAATAACTTTATAGATTTTATGGTCTATAATCAAAATACATATCCTGAGTACAACGCAAATACACAGGATGACACATATCCAGACACTTCTAACGCAGATTTCGGTGGATGGGTACTATAAGATATAAACAAAAAAAAGAGAATATTGTAAAGTTAGTACAATATCTAAAAAAGAAATATGTGGACACAAACGAACACGCTAAACGTAGAAATAAATTATGAGTATAACAGCGAACACATCAAATTGGGGATTATATTATAGTTATTCTTGGTGGGGAACTGCGCAGAATGATGTAGAATGGGGAGATGATTATTACGTTTCTTATTTGGAATCAGATTTAAGACGTAGAGTTTCAACGTATGAGAATAACACAATGACTATTCAATTGTTAAACGACTTAAAAGAATGTTATGAGTAATTTACTACAAAAAGCAAGTATTGTAACCACTCCAACAGCTTATGGTGTAGGTGTGTTAAATTCTATTAAACCAGCTTATGCTTTAGGCGAAAATCTTGTAATTAATGGAGATTTTTTAACTAATACGATTGAAGGCTGGGATAATTGGGATAATCTTACTTTACCACAAAATACTTCACAAAACAATGGTTATGGCATATTAGATAGCACAAATGGAACTTGTGATGCAAGGCAAAATGTAACAGTTGTAGCTGGGTATAAATATAAGATTACTGCAACAATGTATCAAGATTCTGGAGCAAATGGTAAATTTTATATGTCTGATGGAGCTAACTATAGTTATGCTTTTGGTCATTTTCAAGCTACTGAAACAGAAACAACATTTAGTAAAGTTGTACAGCCAACACAAACTACTATTAGACTTTATGCTTACAACACAGGAAATAATAAAGCATATTACAAAAATATAAAAATAGAGCAAGTAACAGACGCTGATTTCGACTTCACAAGAACATCAAGTGCCGTACGAGTTAATCCAGATTACTTAATAGAAACAGTATCTATAAACTCTGCTAATTTAGTACAGAATGGAGACTTTAGTGAATTAGGAAGCGAGTTAATAACTAATGGAGATTTTAGTAATGGAGGTGCAAATTGGAGTTATAACATTAATCATTGGAGTTTTAACAATGAAAGAGCAGATTGTAATGGAACTCAAACTGGATTATCGTATTTAAATCAATCTGGAGCAATAGTGTCTGGAAAAATATATGAAGTAACTTACGAGGTAACATCTATTACTGCTGGAGAAATTAGAGTTTTTGTAGGAGATGTAAGTGGTTTAGCAAGAACAACTGTTGGAGTTTATACTGAATATATAACTGCTACAAGTACTAATTTTTGGTTGAGAGCGAGTTCTACTTTCGTTGGCTCAATAGACAACGTATCAGTTAAACAAGTAGACCCTAATAATTATTGGATTACGGAAGCTGGTTGGACTATTAGTAATTCTGAAGCAAATAGAACTAATACAGGTACTTATACAGCTTTGCAACAAAATGTATTAACATCTGGTAAAACTTACGATTTTAGTATTGAATTAAAATCTGTTACAAGTGGTTCTATTTTTGGTATAAGATTAGGTACTAATTATATATTACAAGGAGTTTTATCTTCAGCTGGTGTTTATACAGCAAGAGGAGTTGCAAATGCCTCAACTCTATCTATAATGGGCGACCCATCTTTTGAGGGGTCAATAGACAATATATCATTAATAGAAATACAAGATAACGGAGTACCAAGATTAGATTATACTAATGGAACTGCAAGTATTTTACTTGAGCCACAAAGTACTAATTTAATAACTGATTATTTAGGTGCATCTTGGTCTACATTTAACGGAGCTTCAATTACAGCTAACGATTCAACTTCTCCTGAAGGCGTTGTTAATGCTACAAATATAATTTATGGTGGTACTTCTAATGAGTTAATACAAAAAAGCTCAATTGCTATTACATCAGGTGTAACATACACTATTTCAGGTTATTTTAAATTAAAAAGTGGTTCTCTATCAAGTAGCAATAATGATTTTAAGGGTTTAGATGGGTTAAATGGTGGAGGTATTGGAAGCTCTACTTTTAACACAATAAATAATACTTGGAAGAGGTTTAGCTTTAGCTCTACATCATCAACTACTTCAGGAAGAATACAAATCAAGTGTGAAGATAGTGTAGAAATACTTATATATGGCTTACAATTAGAAGAACAATCATATCCTACAAGTCTAATACCAACAGACGGCTCAACAGTTACAAGAGCAGCAGAAACCTTAAACAACGCAGCTAATAGCGACTTATTTAATCCTAATGAGGGAGTTTTATATATAGAAACAGCTGCTTTAGCTAATGATGGAACTACTCGCCAAATTTCATTAAGCGATGGGTCAAGTTCTCAAAATAAAGTTTCTATTTTATATTTATCAACCACAAATGAAATAAAAGCATTTATTAGAGGTGGTGGTGCAGTTTCAATGAATTTAAGTTTTACATTAAACAATGCTTTAGGATTTAATAAAATTGCTTTAAAATATAAAGTAGATGATTTTGCATTGTGGGTTAATGGAACAGAAGTTTTAACAGATAATTCAGGAGCAATACCTACAGGTTTATCAGATTTAAGTTTTGATGATGCAGATGGAACGCAACCTTTTTACGGTAAATGCAAAATGGTAGCAGTATTTAAAGAAGCATTATCAGATACAGAATTAGCTTGTTTAACAAGTACAAACAACAGAGAAATATTTTTAAATTATTATTATAGAATGCAGTATGTAGGAGCAAATACAGAGGCTTTAAGCTGCGCAGAACAAACTTTTAACATATAATTATGGCAACACCAAGTATAGCAATGATACCATCTGCTTATGCAGATTCTAAAGTATATTCAGTACTTCCTAATAATGGAGATGGAGACTTTACTTTTAATAGAGATAGCTCTGCTACAAGAGTAGGACAAAATGGACTAATACAAACAGTAGGATATTTTGGCAGTGAATTAGTTACTAATGGAGACTTTGCTACAAATAGTGATTGGACTTTAGAAACTGGATGGACTATTAGTGGTGGTACTGCAAATTTTTCTGGTGGAACTGGAAATAAAGCAATGTATCAAGCAGCTGGAATAACAAATGGTAAAACTTATAAAATACAATACGAAGTTTCTTCTATTTCTGCTGGACAAGTTGCTGTAAGATTTGGTGGTATGTCTGGAGTAGATGAAATAACAGCAACAACTATTGGAACTTATACAGGATATATAACTGCAACTGGAAGTGCAAATGGTAATATTCACATAGAAGATAATGATAATAATTTTGTTGGCTCAATAGACAATGTATCTGTACAGGAAGTATTAGGAGACCAACCAAGACTAAACTACGATATATCAAATGGAGTAGTACAATCTTGTCCTTCGCTTTTGTTAGAACCAGCTTCTACAAATCTAATTACTTATTCAACACCAATTAATTCTTCACCTTATAGTTATTCTGGAGGAGGAGTGGGTGTTGCACCAACATATACTGCTAATGCTGGAATCTCGCCAGACGGAACATCAACTGCAGTTAAGCTATTTTTTGATATAAATGGTGGTACTACATCAAGTGATTTAAGCCAATTCGCATATACTGGTTCTGCATTAACAGGGGATTATACGAGTTCTTTTTATTTAAAAAGTTCTGATAGCAATTCATATACAGTTACATTATTAAACACTAATGGCATAACAAGTGAAGCAGTAATAACTCCAGAATGGCAAAGATTTACATTATATAATGGGGGTGGTACAACATCTACAAATTTAATTAGAATTAGATTAAGAGGTAATGAAAATACATCTAATACTGCATCGTTATTAGCTTGGGGATTTCAACTTGAAAATCTGGCATACGCAACAAGTCTAATTCCTACAGCTGGAAGCTCACAGACAAGAGCTGCTGAAACTTGTAATGGTGCTGGGAATGCTTCTACGTTTAACGATTCAGAAGGAACTATATATTGGGAAGCAAGTGCTTTAGCTGATGACTTTACCGATAAAAGAATTTTTTTATCAGATGGAACAATGAATAATTATGTAGCAATAGGTTATTCAAGATTTGCTGGAAATATTATTGCTGAAATGATTTCTGGAGGAGTTTTACAAACGTCTTCTTTTGGAGCAACTGGAGTTACTAAAACCAACAACAATAAATATGCTTTAGCTTGGGGTAGTGGTACAATGAAATTTTATGTAAATGGGACTCAAACAAATACAGAGTCTGTTACATCTCCTACTGGTTTAAATGTATTAGAGTTTAATACAGCAGTAGATAATTTATTTATGTATTCCAACACAAGAGATTTAAGAGTATATAACGAAGCATTA